GCTTCTGCCACAGTGTTATAATCGTGAATGTCTAGCTCATCCTCTACGGCAGACACATAAGGATCAAGGTATAGCCAAACTTTCTCTCGCCATTTACTCCAGTTGTCCCACTCTCCTTGATCGGAAAACACTCTTTCTCCATACAGAGAGCTGGAGATACTACGTCCCGGAAACCAAGCCCGGAGATATTCTGCTAACTCCAGACCGGTCATATCATCATAGACCGCTTGGAACATTTTTTCTCTATTCATAACCAGCTCCTTTCGGGGGATACCTCTAATCTCCCGGCCAGCCGCCCCCATACGGCTAAGCCGGGTTATTCCACAAGTCCCCCGCCCGGTTGCGAAGCCGGGTTACGCAAGTCGGGGGGCGAGTATTTTCAGCTAACCGGCAGTCGCGTTGATCAGTATCACAGACAATCAATGCAGGAGGAAAGTCTGCGCGAAAGCTCTAGCCTGTCTGCAAATTCGCCATAGTCAACGACAAGCATTTTCCATACGTCTTGCCCTTTCTCGTCGCTAGTACGTCTCAGAATAACGTACTTTACGTCTTGCCCTTTCTCGTCGTGGATAGGACCCGCATAGTATGTGGTCTGTCCCGAACGATCCCGATACACTTCCATTAACATTGCGAAACCCTCCAATCAAAAACCAGCTAAACACCCTTGCTCGGCAACCACCACCGCGCGTTCCACAATCACGCGTCCTACCCAAACCGGGTGGTATGGACCAACCGCGGGCCACACAGCTATATATGGCGCGAAAATTCTGCGGTTTTCGACGCTAGGAATGCGAGTGACATTGACAGTGACAATTGACAGTGACAACGGCATTACCAATCCCAATGACACTGCCACTGAGAGGGGGGATTCCCCCCCATGCCAAGCCTGACATCGCACGATAAGTAACCTACCCCATCCCTTCCATCTCTTTTTCCCATCTTACCATAACACCGACGACACGAGGCTTTGGCACAAATCCCCGCAGGTGGTATTCTTTTGCAAGTATTACCACGGTAGTAGTTCTTATTGGCCAGTGGTGGGCTTACGGTTCTAGAAATGCACCTTTTATGCTCGCGAGGCTTGGATTAGGTAATCTGCCTTTTCATTTCGGCATATCATTCTCGGTAATCAATCACAATGTCATGGAGTGCAGATAGATCACGAGAAAGGGCAAGAAGTCTTGTTTTTCTAGCTCGTTGATCACATCGAATCCTGGATTACCCTTTCTTTTGCGTTTATTTCGATTCTGGCGTGTTCTTAGGGGTCAACATGTGTCCTGAGTCATGTTTCGGCGTCGAATGCAACAGAAGCCGTTTAATCGCAAGGAAAGGGCAAATCGTCATTTCGCTTGGTCATTTCCCAGCTCATCCTTCGTTTTTCTCGTTGTACATCGGCGTTTTTCGCGTTTTTCGTTGTGTTGATCGTCTTTTCGTCGTGGTTTCTTGGTTCATTTCGTGGTTTTCTTCTGTCGTTGAGCATCTCAATGTCATTCTCATTGTTGTGCCTTATCATATTTTTGGTGGTTATGTTTGGTTTTGAGGCTTAAATTGGGTTTCCTGGGCGTGGTTTAGCGACTTGAACGTGAAAGAGCGTTAGCGAAAAATCAAGTCGCAAACCGCGCCCTAACTCCGTAAGCTTAAACTTAAACCTGAACTACCAGAAAATTATCCATAAGTATAGATCTTACACTACCAATAAATTGTTTAAGTTTAAGCTAAGGAGTTATCCCCTTTAACCCCCCCCTATTTATATAGGCCCCCCCCTTTTCCCCTTAAAACCCGGGGGTGTCAAAAATCGGTTTTTCCTGGGGGTTTTACCCCAGGTTTTCTGGTTACGTTTTGGACCTTCTCTTGACCCGGTTCTGGCAAAGGTTACAAAGACGGTAAGGTTTCTTTGGTTTCCGGTTTGGCAGGAGACGGGTCGATGGTCAATTCGAAACGTAAAGGAAAGGTTGGGGAACTTGACGCCGTGAAGGCGATCATGGACCATTTGTGCATTCCTGTTCGCCGATCTGTGCAGTACAAGGGCACGGCGGAGAGTGCCGACCTTGATGTGCTGGGGGGGTATCCGATCCATTTTGAAGTGAAGCGCGTGGAGAGTCTGTCGGTCTATGCGGCATTGGAGCGGGCCTTACAGGACGCTGGCCGAACCGGCGACAACGCCAAAGATCGCACCCGCCAAAGTAGTACAGACAACAACCCGTGTCCGAAGGAATCCAAGCCGGTCCTGCTGCTCTGGCGTCGCAACAGGAAGCCCTGGCTCGCCATCTGCCTCCTCGCCGACCTGCCCGAAATCGCCAATATCGTCAGCACAGCCAAACAAAATACCATCCCCCAAACCACAGTGGGACAAACTGTGGTATCGAGTCAAGCACAAAATGAGAAAAATCGATAAGGCAGGTAACTTTATGTCACGATCCAACTATGACGGTCGGTCACATGGCTTTCATGTTCTGTGTAGGGTGGCTGAGGTGAAGGTTGTCGATCAAGAGATTGTTTCCGTGACGTTTTGGCCAGAGGACCCGGTTGCGGCCTGCGCCGGCGCAGCCCGGACCTGTTACCAATCCCACTGCCAGCAAAGCGAAGAGGCGTTCCTGCGAAGGCTAATCAAGCAGGGCCATGAGTCCGTGATTGAGCATGCCGGGATGACCGTTCGCCTGATTACGGATCGCGGCATCACGCATGAGCTTGTCCGGCACCGTCTGGCCAGCTACAGCCAGGAAAGCACCCGCTACTGCAATTACACGGCATCCCGATTCGGCGACGGCATCACCGTTATCCGGCCTACGGGTATCGCGCCCGATTCCGAGGCTGCTGCCGTGATCCGCGCCGCTTGCGAGGCCGCCGATACCGCCTACGCAAAGCTCATCGACATGGGCGTTTCCCCGCAGATCGCCAGGGCTGTTTTGCCGACCTGCCTCAAGACCGAGATTGTCGTGACAGCCAACCTTCGTGAGTGGCGGCATGTCTTCTCGTTGCGTTGCGACAAGGCGGCCCATCCCCAGATGTGTGCCCTCATGCGGGAGCTTCTGCGGCGGGCCTGGGAACACCTGCCCTGGGCCTTTTTCGATCTGGCGGCGAGGTACCTGACAGAGGACGATGACATTCGCAACCAACCAAAATCAGACCACGCCCCCTTGACTTTTCCTTAGTATTTGCATATAATTAGTAATAATTAAATATCACCAGTATGTTGATCATGACCAAATGCCTCGGGTGTCAGCGCGAAATGGACGCGATGGAGGCGACGTTCTCCTACTACTGTCGCAAATGTCGCCGCCATGTGCCAAAGTCCGAATGGCGCATTCCAACCTACGTTACACCATCCGACGACCGGCGCCGCCGTAAGAAACGCCGAAAACCAAAGCCCAATTACTTCCCCGAGGACATTGACAGATACTTTTCCGACGACGACCAAGACGACGACGAAAATACCCTTGACGGCTTCCAGATTTACCGTCTCCCTGACGAACCATAATGCCGCTCCCCAGCCCGCAAAAACGCGAACGACGCCAAGACTTTATCAAGCGCTGCATGGCCGACCAAGTCATGCAACAGGAGTTCCCTGATACCAAACAACGCTACGCCGTCTGCCTCAAGCAAATTGTTCAACGACTCAAATCGCCCAGGAGAAAGTAACCCTATGCCCGCCCTCGACCTCTCCCCCCTGACCATCGTCAAGATCGTCCGTAAGGCCATCGAACTCTTTCCCGTCCCCGTTCTCGACGACGCCGACGGCGTCTATGAATGGCTCCTCAAGGTCATGGACCTTGTCAAGACCGTGGCATCCCTCACGGAGACAACGACCGACGACAAACTCGTTGACGCCCTCAACGAACTCGCCGGTAACAAACAAGTTGTCGTCGCCATCGTCAAACTGATCCAGCGCATCGTTGCCACGATGGGGACTGACGAGCACGTCGATGATCAGAGCATCTTCGGCTTCGCCGCCGAACAGGCCGCCGTCTCCGGCATCGATCCCTTGATCATCCAGCTTATTATCCAGGTCGCCGTCGCCATCTTTAAGCTCCTGACAGCATGACACGATCCCTCTACGCCACCGTTCTTGCCAAAATCATCGTCAGCGACCAACTCGACGACAAGACTCTGCCACACTTCAGTACCCGAACCCTTGCCATCTCCAACGTCGGGGCCGAGGATAGCCTGTCAACCGAAGAAGGCACCGTCACCGAACGGATCGTCGGTCGCTTCACCACCGATACCACCCTGGACCTGACTGCCGTATCCGATCCTATCTACACATCCATCGACCTGACAGGATACGCGATGATTGCCCTCCTCCTGGAAAATAGCGGAAACGGACCCGCAACTGTCGCTGCAGGCGCTAGCAACGGTTACACGCCCCTCGGCTCCGGCACCATTACCGTTCCGGCAGGCGGGGTCTATCTCGCCTACGACCCAGAAAACGCCACAGTCGTTTCCTCAACCGTCAAAAATATTGATATCGACGCCACAGGCGCCACCCTCGATGTCGTCGCCCTCTTCCTCAACAAGTCAACATGAAAACACCTATCACACTGATCGCTACACTCCACATCCTGGCGGCCTCAATATGCCTCGCCCAGACGGCCCCTCTTGCCCAGATCGACGGTCCTAAACAGGTCGAGGCGGGCCGACTGGCCATTCTCCGCATCACAGGTCCGGAATCCATCGCCACAGACTGGCTGATCGTCGCGCGTGACCGCTCCAAGGATGTCGTCCGCGATCAGGACTGGATCGTCTTCGACGCCGGAAAAACCGTCGTCTTCGCAACACCCAATACAGGAACCTACCTCGTCATCGCCGCTGTCGCCGATAAAGGTAACTCCGGAAATATCACTATCCTGACTCATGAACTAATGATTGGGCAGGCCCCGGAGCCAAACCCAGACCCGACGCCGCCGGATAATCCAACAAAGTCATGGGAAAAGGTATCCTATGATCTTGCTATGAAGTACGTCCCATCCCCGCGTCAGCAAGAGGCCAAGGCCGTTGCTGCCGCTATCCGTGAGGCCGTCGCCCAGCTATCGACAGTCCCTGACCTCCGCAAGGCCCGGGAGCTTGTTCGCGACTACACCCTCAAGGCCCTCAAGGGCAATACCGCCCGCTGGAATAAATGGTCTGACGAGATTGCCTATTCACTCGCCCAGAATGCTGGGACGATCCTTGATGTTCCCGTTTACAGCGGGATCATGAACGCTATCGCCAACGGCCTCGATAAAGTCACCGACTGAAAGCACGGGATACCCCATGAGTGAACCGAACATTACACCTTTATTCGGCTGGGCCGGTCCAGAACTTGCCCGCGAGGAAGTCGCCAAGGCCCGCGAGGCCGGTCTCGTCGTCTCATTCGATCAGGCCGTCGAATCGGGCATCATCGCCAAGGAGGGCAATACAGGAAAGCCAACCTTAACCGCCTGGGAGGCCTCCAAAAAAGTCCTCGGCCAGGTCCTTCCCGCCGGGCGTCAGGAAATCGGCGACTGCGTCTCTTGGGGCATGAAACAGGCCGGGGAATATCGCCACCTGATCGAGATCGCCTCCGGCCAGGAGGAACGATTCCGCCGCTGGTTCGCCCCGTGGATTTACGCGACCAGCCGCAACCAGATCGGCCAGGGACGCATCAGCGGTGACGGCAGCCTCGGCGTCTGGGCCGCCCAAGCCGTCATGAAATACGGCGTCCTATTCGAAGACGATAAAGATGTCCCGTCCTACTCCGGCTCCTTGGCCCGACAATGGGGCAGCCGGTCCAACGTCAGCCAACCCGTCTATCAGAAGTTTTTTGGGGTCGCCTCAGATAACCCGTGCTTCTGCGTCGAAGTCAAATCCGTCGATGAAGCCGTTAAGATGATCCGCGACTTCCGACGGCCCCTCACAATTGCCAGCTTGCGCGGCTTCCGCATGGAACCGCGAAACTATAAGGGCTATCACGTCTTCGTCCCCTCCGGTACATGGGCACACCAGATGTGCTGGATTGAATACAACGAAGACCTCGGAGCGCTCTACCGTCTTAATTCCTGGGGCGCGGACGCCCACGGTCAGCCGCTCAACGGCGAGGCCCCCGGGGGAGCCTGGAACCTCCTGGACGATATCGAATATGAGTTCAAAAACATGGATGTTGAATGCTTTGCCCTGGTCGAATTCGAGGGCCAGCCGACCGATCCCGATTGGCACCCCATCCGTGACAACGACTGAACGACTGAATGACCACCAAAGCGCTCCAGAAACTCATTCTCAAGCTCTGGAACCGCCTCCCTGTCATGCCGCATTTTATCCTCACGGCATGCATCACCAACTCTGTCCGCCAGCTCAAAAACTTCCCCGAAGACTATATCCTCTTTACGGACGGCGAGTCGCAGATTCGCTACACCTGCAAAGATGGACACGTAACCATCATCCTCAAGACCACCGGTGAGGCTGAAATCTACGTCTCGACCTACGAGTCCGAACTCTACAGCCCCGTCAATCTGAATTGAGGTCCCTATGGCAAAACGCGAGAAGCAGCCAGCAACAGACGAAAACATGTCACTCATCGACTACGCCCGCGAAGAAGACGAAACAGAAGAAGCTGCACAACCAGAAGAAGCAACGCAAAATGACGAGGAGATAGAAGAGGAGGAAGGCGGCGAAGAAGAAGAAACCGGCGAAGATGGAGACCAAGAAGAAAGTTGTCAGTCCGAAGAGTGTCAGACGGCCCTCATCAATTTCATCAAGGAAAACTTCGGCGAGGACCTCAGTCACTACAAAAACGACCTGGAGGCCATTAAGGGACTTCTCAACGCCCGTAAGGCCATCGGTAAACGGGACCAGGACGCCAAAGTCCTCAGCATGATCCGTCAGCGATATGGCGACGAGTTTCTCGAAATGCTCGTCTCCGGCCAGGCGACTGCCGCTATCCAGCAGGCCCAACAGCAACAAGCCCAGAGCAATGAACAAAATGAACAAGACGAAATCGAATGGGACGACCGCTGGCTGGCTATGGTCACACGCGACGATGAGGGCAACCTCGTCCCCGCCCGCGGAGCACCACCCGATATCGTCGATAAAGTCCTCCGCTTCGTCCGACACAGGGAGAATGTCGTCAATGAGTTCGCACGAAACCCACGCCGATTTATTGAGAACATCATTACAGAAAAGCTTTCCAAGAGCATTGATCAACTCATATCAAGAAAGATTGAACAGTCGGTTACAACAGCAGCCGAACAAGTTGCCCTCTCCGAATGGGCACAGGAGAACAGGCACCTGCTGTTCGAAGGGGGCGACCCGACCGCCCCGATGACGCCCCTCGGCATGGAAATCACGGAACTCGCCGATCAGCTCATGGAAGACGGTGTCAAATCACACACCAAGGCCCTCCAGCGCGCCTGGGAAATCGTCATGTCACGCCAGCAGGTCCAACCTAAAAAGGCCAAAGTCCCACGCTTGGCCTCCATGCATACACCCCAGAAGACCCAGAAGACTAAAAAAGTCACCCTTGAAGACCTCATCGACCAAGGCTACAGCCTGGTTGAGGCCTACAAAAAAATGCGCGAACTCTCCGAATGACCCCAGGAGCACCCCTCCCTGATGCGGCCATCCCTAGCGGCTCTGGAGTGCAAGCCTCCAGGATGGCCCTTAACGTCGGGTAGGCGGCTGGGCTGATCAGGGACACCCGCCGTTCTCCACCCTCATCTGCGGCCCCGTGGATCAGCCCGTACCCGACACCTAGCCGCCGGGCGCTGCCTGCAACAGGCCTCTCTGTTACATGGCAATCTCTCGTTCACCAGTCTCTAAAGGAGGGCATCCGATATGTCCGTTATCTCCGGAACACCGCGCATTACCGCGGTTGCCATCAATAAGTATATCCGCAAGCTGAGCGAACCGATCATGGTCAACGCCCGCTTGCTCGGCGTCCTCAAGGCGAAAGGGCGCATCACGTTTAACCACGATAGCTCCGATATCCGATGGCGTGTCCGCTATAAACGCGCCACCCCCACCGCCAGCGTCGGCTATCCGATTAACGTGACTTTCGACCTGCCCAACCGGATCACGACTGCCGTCCTACCCTGGCGGTCATACGTCCTCGGTGAAGCTATCCCGAAACTGGAAAAGCTCATCGGACGTAACGACGACACCGCCTTCCCGCGGCTTGTCGAAAATACCGTCAAATGGATGATGGAGGACTTCCAGTATTACTTCCAGCGGACCCTCTACGCCGACGGCGAAGGAGGCACCTACGATATACACGGGCTGCAATCCTTCTTCGGCTACAGCGGTCTGGTCTCCAGCAGCAAGGTCGGCAACCCTAACGATACCTACGCCGGCCTCTCTACCGCCCTTGGCGGCCTCGGCGGGGCACTGATCTCCGGCTACTACCCCGAAGGCGTCTTCGATCCTGAGTACGCCGCCTGGAGTCCGATCATCGTGGACTGGGATAACACGGCCTTCGATGTCGGCACATCACCGACCTGGGGCACCAACTGGCGTCGTGCCGTCCGTTACGGACGCACCTGGCTCCAGGCCCTCCAGGGCGTTGACCCCGATATCATGATCATGCACCCGGAAATGGAACGCGCTGCCCGCGATGCCACCGACGACATCGCCGAACTCCAGGTCACGGCCAAATCCCCGGTCGTCGATCTTGGGATCAAGACCCTCATGTTCGAAGGTCTTGAAATGCTCAGCGACCCGTTCGCACCGGCAGGGGCCGTCTACCTCCTGACGACCGACAAGATGGAACTCATGTCCATGCAGTCCCAGCTCGTCGAACTCCACAAGACGACAGACCCCTACGCCACGGATACCCTCATGCTCGACTTCTTCGGCAACCTCCGTGTCGATAGCCCGGCCTTCTTCGTTAAATTGGCCGACATCTCGTGATTGTAATATGACGATCCCAAAACACCTGACAATAAGGAGACGTTTCTATGCGTTGTGACTACCCGCAACTGCCGTTCCCCCGCGGCACGACCTATTCTCAGAGGGCCTTCACACCGACAGCCACCGACGGACTCCAGATCGAAGGGCAGGTCTACACCGTCTGGGATGACGACTTCGACATGCCCGTTAAACTCCGCGTCGTCCGTAACATGACAGGGTCCACCTTGACCCTCACCGCCGGTAAACTCATCGGCTTCAAGGACGGCAGCAGCACATTCGCCAATCTCGGCAAGCACGCCTACGCACTGGCCGCCGACGGCGAACCCGCCAAACCCATCGACGGAGCATACGCTGCAACCGCAACGGCTGCTGCCTACGACCTGTTCTACGTTGTCGAGGAGGGTCCCTGCGTAGTCCTTAAGATTGCTGCATCATCTGGACAGGCCATCACGGCAGGCGCTAAGGTCTATGGCGACTCCTCAACCTCTAAGGTCGATGCGACCGTCTCCAGTGGCGACGCCGTAGGCCGTGCTATGGAAGCCGCAGCAAGCACCGACACCTCGGTTGACGTTTACGTCTTTCCGGGATTCATTGGATGACCGATTCCTCCGGCGTCTTCACCGTCGATCTCTACCGACCACTCCCCGCATTTGCGTCGTTCCACCACGACCGCAATAAATGGCGGGTCCTGATCGGTTCCAATCGCTCCGGTAAGACACTCGCCGCAGCGGTAGAGCTTGCCCGGGCCGTGACCAATCGTGATCCGTATCATAAGTACAGACCAACCAACGGCGTCGCCGTTGTCATCGGACTCGACTACAATCACATTGGCATGCTCTGGCGCAAGCTCTACCTACCCGGCGCTATCAAACTCATCCGCACATCAAACAAATCCTATCGCGCCGTCCGCTTCTACACCGACGAAAACGACGGCCAGGCCCATTGTGACCGCACCGACCTGAACTGCCGCTCGTCCTGGATCGACGCACCGCCCCTCATCCCGCCGGAACAAATCGACCGATGCTCCTGGCACGACCGATCCCAATACATCCCCGCCGTCGTCTGCCTCCTTAACGGCTGGCGCATCATGTTCTTCTCCAGCCGCGGTCAGGTCAAGCAAGGTGAACACTACGACCTCGTCTGGATCGACGAGCAGATCGGTAACAATAGCTTCTACTACGAGGCCGTCCGTGGACTCGTCGATGTCGATAACTTCCGTTCCTACGGCATCTGGTCGGCCACAGGTCAGAAGCAAAATCCCCTCCTCTGGGAACTGACCCAGAAGGCCAAGAACAATAAGGAAGTCAAGGTCTATTTCAACGACATCGCCAATAACCCGTTCATCACCAAAGAGGAACGCGATTTCTTCGCCGCACTCCTCCCCGAAGATGAAAAACGGGTCCGCGTGGACGGCGAAATGGCCATCGAAGCTTGGCGTATCTACAGCGAATTCGATTACGCCAATCACGTCTGCACGCCGTTCATTATCCCCGACAACTGGACTCGCTACCTGGCCATGGACCCCGGCACCCTGCATTGTGCCACCGTCTTCGCCGCCGTTGACCCAACCAATAACCTGTACATCTACGATATCGCCGATGTCCAGGGAGGCGGCGCAGTCGCCTGGGCCAAAATGATGGAGCAGCGCGCCGATTCACGTATGTTCGAGGCGTGGATCATTGATAAGAGGGCGGGGCGCGTTCGCTCCATCAGTAATCGAGAATCCGTTGCCAATCGCTACTTCGCCGCTGCCATGGAACGCGATATCCGCCCCCGTACCATCGGGACACTCGACGGATTCGTCCCCGGCTGCGACGAACCCAGCGTCCGCCGGGAAGTCCTCAAGGAATACCTCTTGTCCAGTGCCGGACTCCACGACGGTCCCAAAATCAAAATCTTTGACTACTGTGGACGACTCATTCACCAGATCAAAACCGCCCAGTATGACGCCAAAAACCCATCCCGTCGCATCAAGGGGCAATTCGACTTCCTTGACGCCCTGGAATACCTCGTAGCCTACAGACCCAAGGCCATCGTCCGTCCGCAACCGTTTGGCAACACAAGCAAGACCATCCACGAGATCATTTATGAGCGCAACCGCATGTTCCGAACAGCACGCCAAGCAGGCGCCCGTGGCATCTCCTTCGGCTGACTACTCCGTCTATCACCCAGGCGATTTTATCCTGGTGACCTTTTCCCCTACCGACGAACCATCGATCCTTGGCATCATCACCCGCGTCGGAGTCGATTCCGTCGAGGCCTATCTCTTCCGTCACGACAGCCCAACAGCCGTCCGTCGCAGCGGCATCTGGTCCATTGACGACCCAAGACTCGACCCAACCTCAGCCCAGAGCTACTTCCGCGGGGCCTTCAAATTGGTCGCCACCAGAGCAGAAAAGATGTCACCTTCGTGCACTTGCAACTGTGAGGAGCTAACACAGAGAATTGCCACACTGGAGGCAAAGCTCGCTTCCCTGGAACGAAAGCTCTTGTCATCAAAAAGACCACAGGAAAGCGCATGACAATAGCCCATTCCCCAACTCAGATAGCCTTTAGGCAAACCACACAGTGGTTGCGTCTAACAAGCAATTAGTGGCTTGTTAGATGGGCAAGCATGTGTGGATGCCGGATGGCAATGGTTGGTCGGGCTGCATTGGAACTTAGCACGTCCTGCTGTGGGTATGGTGACCCGGAGTGATGATCCGATGTATGCACGCCTTTGGATGCATACAACACAGCGACGGTTTGAGATTGACGAGATGCTGGACCTTTTACTTGTGGATGGTGATCTGAGTTCTCGTCGGACCCGGACGTATGGGCGCCCACAGGCGTGCGTTGTTGTTATTTCGATGGTGTTGAGATGCCTGTGTCCAGGATCGACTACCTGGCCGTTGCCGGGGAAACTCCATTGGCGCGTCGCGTTACTGGAGAAGGTCCTTAACCGTCTTGGGCGTGTACCTACCTGGCCTGCTGTTGGCGGCGTCATCGGCTCTCTTTGGCCTGGCCGTTGTGGGATCGCCGCTGTCATCACGACGGTGGCAGATATCACCGGCAGGTTGTTGGAGGGCCGAGCCAATGCAGACGAATCTAATGGGCCGGGGCCTATCCGCGGAGAGGAAGAACGAAAGAAAACCGCTTCTGGGAGTCCGCGCCGATCACAGAACGACCCCTCAGTTGACGATCTTACCTTTTTTCCGGGGCTAAGCGCTAATACCAACATCCTTGGGAGACTCCTGTGCGCATGACATCTGCGCACGATAGGCCTTACGATAGGAATTATATACCACGGTCATTTTTTAGTCAAGGTCCGGTTGGATGAAGACGTGGTTAGCTGATTTAACGGCGTTATGGCGGCGGCGGATAGCGGCGGCGATACGGGCGAAGGAGGATCAGTTTGGTTCGGCGGCCCGTGAGATGTGGCGTTATTTAACGGCGACGTATGAGGATTTGTATGTTGTGGGGGCGGAGACGGGGGATATTGCTGTGTATGGGGGTGGTCCCTATTATCGTCCCCGGATCAACAAGTTTCAGGAGTTTGTTGATCTCTACATGCCGTTTGTCTTAGGGCGGAATCCTGTTCGTCGTGTTTCTCTTCGTCGTCCGGTTTTTAACGAGGAGGTTATGAGCAGTGCCATGATTGGCATGGGGATGCCGGTTTCCTATGCCCGTCATGATCGGACGGCGCGTGCCTTGTATGAGACGGCGGCGCGGCTTTTGGAGTGGTGGTTGCAGTATTGTGCGGACGAGTATGACATTTTGCGGGAGGCCCGTCTTGCCGTGACGGAGGCCTTGGTTAAGGGTCGCGGGTTGCTTTGGCATGGCTTGATCAGTACGGCGAGTGGGTTGATGCCTGCCTCGTTTTATGAGAGTGTGGACAATCTCTTTATTGATCCGGCGGCGGTAACGTTACGGGATGCGGGGTACATTATTCGTCGTCGTCGCATGTCGTCCTGGTTGGCGGCGGAGACATTGGGGATTGATGAGAATAAGCTTTTGCAGTATGCCCGTGCGAGTCTGGTTGAGCGGGAGGCTGGTTCGGCTGGTGGGATTGACGAGCGTGACACCGATTCGCAGGTTGTGGAGTATTACGAGGTCTATTCGCGGATCGGGAGTGGTGTGGCGATGGCGGAATCGGACAGCGAGTTAAGGGACTGGCGGGAGGCCCTGGAGTCGCTGGGTCCGTATCAGTTTTATGCCATTGCCAGCGGCGGCGAGCATCCCTTGAATGTTGATCCCGAGCGGATTACGACCGAGTCTGAGTTACGGGCGGCGGTCGAATGGCCGGTAATGACTTTTGGGGATACGATTCATCCCTGGCCGGTTTCGATTTTGGACTTTTATCCCAGCACAACGAATCCCTGGGCGCGGAGTCCTTTGGAACCGGGTCTGCCGATGCAGGTCTTTCTGGATCATCTTTACGGCTATGTCATGTCGCAGGTCCGGCGTTCGACCCGTACAATCGTTGTTGTTCCGGACCATGTGGACGGTCGTTTTGTGGACGCCTTACGGAATCAGGATGCCGACTATGAGGTTGTTCCGATTACGAGTCAGCAGATTGGGGAATTGTCATCGAGTCTCTACCAGATTGTGGAGTTTCCGGCGATCCGTTCCGACCTGATTACGGTCATTCAGGATGTTGAACGTGTTTTCAACAAAGCTGTGGGACTGGACGAGGTACTTTACGGAGCCACGCCCGACAAGCAGATCAGGAGTGCCGCGGAGGCGCAAATTAGATACACGCAAGCGTCCAACCGGGCGATGGCAATGGCGGAGACCGTCGAGAAATGGATGTCGAGTGTGGCATCCAAAGACGGGATTCTCTCGCGACTTTACGTCCCGTTCTCGCAGATGGCGACGTTCTTTATGGAGCCGATCTTGGCAGGACCCGACGGGGAACCGGTCCCTGGCGGGCCGCTCACCGGCGTTTGGTCCACGGCGGTAACGGCTACGGACGCCTTTGAGGCCGGATCAGACTTCTGGTTCACGATTGAAAGCGGCAGTGGCATGCGAAAAGACAAGGCCCAGGAGATCAGCACGGCCCAGTTTATTGCTCAGACTCTGCTGCCGGTTGCCATGCAGGCTGCCGGTAAGACGGGCAACTTTGAGATGTTCAACCGCATCCTGGAACGACTCAGCAATGCGATGGACGCCGATCTGGGCCTCTTCCGAATGGAGCCTCAGCCGGTCGGTCCGCCCTCAGCGGGTGGTCCGCCGTCTGGTCCGGGTGGACCGTCGGAATCGCCGCAGCCGCCCATACCGCCCATGAGGTGATGCTATGAGTCAGGAACGGGAACGACTAGAGGAACTGATCCTCTCGATTGAGTCCCTTTTGGCGGAGGCTTCTGACCTATCCATGGAACTGTTGCACCTTGATCAGAGCGAGGAGATACGTGATCTGGCTTTGCTGATTGGCGACGCCGTCGCCCAATTGGACGTTGTGATGGACGAGTATTCGATTGCCCCAGAAGAGAAGTAACGAGGTGACGCATGGCTTCCAAAGGTGGAAAGAAATGGATTCAGAAGGCGATCAAGAACCCTGGCGCACTGACAGAGAAA